CTATCATCATCTTTGACAACAACAGGTGGGTTTTCTACCTCATACCTTGTTATTATGTCCGATAGTCTTTGTGATGGCCAGTTTACTGCGACCATTTCGTTTCTTAATTCTTTTATCTCTTTTAATAAGTTTACCATCCCATATATCCTTTAAATAAACAACCGATAAGTACCATAAATCCAATAAAGAATCCTGGTATCATAACTGCTGGGTGCATACGCTCCATTATATATTCGTTTTCTTTATCTATTTTTTCCCAATGTTTTTTATTCATTAAAATTTCCTTACAATGTGTTTTCTCAATGCTCTTACCAGTTCTTCTATCTTATCTATTACAGAAATTAAACTAGGATCTGTAATATAGTTACCTTGTTCTTTTAATTTATCGTATTCTTTTAACGGTATTGTGACCATTGATTGCTCATTTTCGTAGGTCATATCATGGTCGTGTGTATCTCTATCAATTGGTTCACTCATCTATTTTCTCCCATTCTTTTTCATCATCTTTTTTACTTACTTTAATTTCGCTAGTGTCGCCTGTCACAGCAGCTTTTAAAAATTGTGATATAACTGAGGTTGTAGGATCAAATGCTCTTATAGAAGAACCATCTTTATAAGCAGTACAACCTGTTAGCAGTAAAAGTATTATTAATATTCTCATCTTCCTATTTTATCTTTCCTACCCATAGGTAATTGTTGTGTTTTTAAATATACATTACCTTTCTTTGTAGTCCATTCTACTTCAACTAGATTACCATATTTTTTTATATCGTGATTACCTTGATAAGACTTAACAGCTTTCTTATAACTCATTGCCTCAACTGTTTTTGGTTCTTCACCACCAGTAAATTTAAAATCTCTCATTTTAGGCATTACATTTCCTTCACTTTCTTTTTTAGTGTCATCTTAAACTTTGTTATATTATATTTTAAAAATGGTTTGTATCTTATCATTCTCTCATATAATTTCGGCCATATGACTTTTTCTTTTATAGTTTTATTTAATCTTTTTGAGAACCTTAATATATCATCTAGTATTATAAGTGTCTCAATATTAATTTTTTTAGATAAAAGATATTTAACTATTGGTGGATGTTGACCTACTTTAGAGGTAAATAAATCATCAAAACTTAATTTATCATTAACCATACTTAATATGTATTCAATATCTTGTTCATAATAATAATGTAAAGACTCTACCCTTCTCGACCACGATTTATAGTTTTCGTCACCTGATTTACCAATGATATCCCCAACCCACAGATTAGTATTGGCAATAAAATTACTGACAAAATAGTCAGCGATATTAGTATCGCTATAAGTTCTAGACAACTTGTGAAAAAAATACCTATCCCGTCTTTTAGTAAATGTGGCCAACCTTGCTGTTGTTTTCCCAGCGTGTCGGTGATAGTTATAACTCTGGTTTTTACTTGTGAAGTGAAGTTTGATAGCAAGGTAGACTTTATATACTTCAAATCCATTCACTTATTTTCCTGTAAATATTTTAACACGTTCTCTGGTGAAGACTCGCCATAAGGATCTTCAGGTGTGTCATCTGTCTTACCTGGTTCTACAAACATCTTCTCTACTATGCCATTGTTTACAATCATAGCATATCTCCATGATCTCTGACCAAAACATTTGTCTCTTTTTTGACAAAGCATTCCCATCTCCTGTGTAAACTGACCATTACCATCAGGTATCACTTTTACATTTTCTAGTTTCTGATCTTGGGCCCAAGCATTCATAACAAAAGAATCATTTACCGACATGCAATAAATTTCATCTATGCCATGCTCTTTAAAAACACTTGCCTGTTTTTCATAACCTGGTAATTGTTGTAGTGAACAAGTAGGCGTGAAAGCACCTGGTAAAGAGAATACTATTACTCTCTTATCTTTGAAGTAAGTATCTGTATTTGTATCTGTCCACTCGCCTAATTCCCTTACTCTAAAATTAACAAATGGCACTTGCATATTTATTTTATCATCAAACATAATTATAATGGTAGTTTTGCTACCTTCTCCTTCAGCATATTTAAATTTTGTGCCTCATAAGCAACTTTTTCTTTTAATGTTTTATTAATCATTGATTTGGTATTACTAGGATCTATCTCATGTGTTTTACAATACTCTAAAATCGCATCTATATAACTAATCTTTTTTTCTTTTACAATATTTTCTATAATAAAAGCAAATTTATTAGGTGTCAAATCACTCATTAATACATCTATTATACATTATTTGTTATTTGGTGTCAAGCGTGTAGTGTAAATAACTACCGACCATATACTTCGGTTTTTCTATCGGCATCATGCCTTGATGTAACCACGGCCACAATGGAGGAAACATAAGTAAAGAACCCTTAACACAAGGTGATGCTAATCCTAATTGTGGAAAATTAGTCTCTCCTCTTTTATTATTATCTAGGTATATAAAAAATACTAGAAATCTTTTTGCCGATTCAATATTAATAGAATCTACATGTGGATCAAAACGATCTTTATTATTTGCCAAATACTTTTTCAATCTTATTTCTTCAAAAGCATATTTGTCAGGCCACATGTGACTTGTTATTACACAATCATTTTTGTATTGTTGAAGATATTTTGAAAAGACCGATGATAATTCATATACATCATCTTGCCATTGAGTTTGATTTAAATTAACTTGTGTGAAAGACATTGGACCTTGATCGTAGGTCTCTTTTTTAGATTCACTTTCAAATTTTGTAATTAGTTCATCACAATATTTGTCACTTATCACATTTTTATAAATTTGTATGTAGTTATTCATTCATATATTATAAATTTATGCCTTTACCTAAAGCAGGATTTAATTTCATATCAAATGTTTTGTACAATATACACACTTCATTACCACCAGGTGTTTGTACGGTCGTTGTTTGCTCATACTTATCATTAGTAAATAAGGTTACAATATAAACAATTTCGCCACTAGGTCTACCGCCGTCTCTTCCGAAACTCACACTAACAGGTATAAATTTATGTTTTTCAATCCATTTATCAACCTCTGCACTCATACCACAAACACTAGGCATATTAGACCACCAAAAATCAAACTCTGGTTCAGGTGTAGGTGGTAAATGACTCTCCGCCTTAGCATGATTCAAAGTAAATGTCATACCAAATATAATAATTAATGTCATCAATATTGTAAGTAAGTTATCTAATATTTTATTTTTCATTTTCTTTAAACTTTCTATGAAACTCCTCTATGGCGGGCTTGAGGAGAGGCAAATAATCCTTTTTATTTTTTATGAAAGTTTGAGTTGCACCCTCTTCGGTTACTATTAATATAACTATCTGGTCAATAGGTTGTCCGTATTGCTCTTCATACATTTCACAATAAGCAGAAGCTTGTATAAAGTAGTTTTCTACCCACTCTTCCTTCTTCTCTTTCGTTGAGGTTTTAAAATCTATTACTGAAAGTTTATTATTAAACTCAGCGATACAATCTACACGACCTGCAACGCCCCACTTGTGACTACAAAGACTTCCCTCTTGTAGTACAATATTATTTATATGATCTAATTCATTTTTTAAGATGGTAAATAACGCAGTTGGTAAAACATCCTGCTTTGAGAGTTCTCTATTGTTAAGATAATCCTCTGTAAGTGTGTGTACAGCTGTGCCTCTCTTGGCTGCATTTCTCATTATGTTGTTTGCCACCTGTTCACCTACTGATTCACGCCATCTGGTTATACCTTCATTGCCTCTTTCCGATAGCACGGTTGTGATTGATGGATACTTCTTGCCGTCAGGTAAGACATAAAATCTTTTACCTTTTATAGTCTCGGTTGTAAGTTCTATTGGTTTTGTGGGTAAAGGAATATGAGTAAACTTCTTTACTTCAAAATTTTTTTTAAAATATTCGTGTAATGGATTCATAATATAATTATAACACATGCTAGACCAAAGGTCAAGCTACGTGCCTCGTTGCATATACATATCTGTCACTTCTTCTTGTGTAAACTCGCCAAGCGCTCAGCTGGGTTTATACTCTACATACTGAGTTTTACCTTGATCGTTTCTAAATGCTCTTAGTGTTTGTTTTCTATTGTCGGTAGGACTCTTGTATGAGCAATGAATCCATCCGCTATTAGGCTCTTCAGGATTATGATACTCTAATATCAACTGGTCAAAATCTAAATTTTCTACAATCCATTTTGCTAATTCAGCATTCGGTGTGCCAAATATCTCGAAGTCGGCAGCCTGGCCTTTAGCGTGCTGTGAATTTTTTGATGACCCTATTGCTTCACATAATTCTTCACTTCTAAACCCACTTGATACTGTCACTGGAGTTGCATAGTGGTCTCTAACAGGTTGTAATATATTCTCACATAATTTTTGTAATGCTGTAATCTGATCGTCATTAGGATTGTTGTTTATACCTTTACGCTCAGCCGTCTGGCTAGCCGTCATTTCTTTTAGGCTAAAGTTTTTACTTAGTTTCATTTATTTTCCTCTTGTGATTGCAACAATTTTTTTCAATTGTGCTTCTATGACTTCTGCTCTATTTGGCCAATGAATATAGGCCTCTGGTGATTTTGCAAGTTTAATTAATAGAGGTATGATTAGCTTTTCTAATGCTTTAAATTTTTCTCTTTGTTCTTTGCCAAGATTGTCTTTTCTTAGATCATACTCATCATCCATTTGTTTCTTAGCAATCTCTAATTCTGTTTCGTTTTTAGTGACAACTGTATCTTTTGTATCACCTACTAACCTTGTAAGTTTATCTAATTTACT